ATCATAGAGACCTGGTACGTCATGCGGTGAGAATAAGCTAATCTCTCCATTCGTAATGAAACGTTCGTAGAAAAGTTTTGAAATTTGGATTGAGTAGTCAAGTTTCCTCACTCGATTATCTTCTGTTCCCTTATTGTTCTTAAGAACAATAATGTCTTCTATTTCTTGGTGCCAGATTGGGAAGTGGACTGTGGCTGAACCTCCACGAATCCCATTTTGAGTGCAACATCGTACAGTTGATTCAAATTTTTTAAGGAAAGGAACAACACCCGTGTGTTGTACTTCTCCACCTCTGATTTTAGCGTTGATCCCACGGATTCTACCCGCGTTAATACCGATACCAGCCCTTTGTGCGACATAACGACCGATGGCCATATCAGAACTAAAAATACTATCCAAGGTGTCGTCAGCATCAACCAAAACACAAGACGCAAACTGCCGAAGAGGAGTTCTAACCCCTGCCATGATTGGTGTGGGGATGTTGATTTTGTGTTTGCTGATTGCGTTGTAGTATCTTTGGACATATTCTAGACGATTGTCTGTATAGTTCTGAAATAGTGTTACAGCAATCATCATGTACATGAATTGAGGTGATTCATATACTACACCATTGCTACGATCCTGAACCAGATACTTATCAACTACCTGACGAAGACCTGCATAGGTGAATAGCATGTCACGCTCATGATCAATCCATGAGTTGATTCTGTCCCACTCTTCCTTGGTGTATTTACCAAGAATGTCCTTGTCATATACTCCTTTGTCAGTACAGTGACATGCATGTTCATAAACACCAGGAAGACCTTGGACCCATTCAGACCCAAAAACCTGCTTGTAGACAGCATACAAGAGAAGACGAGCAGCAACAAACTGATAGTTAGGAGAATCTAAATTAATTAGATCACTTGCAGAACGGATCAAAATTTCTTGAATGTCTTTAGTTTCAATTCCATCGAAGAATTGAAGACCAGAGTTCATCTCTACCTGAGAGGCACTTACACCGCTCCCCAAACCTTCGCAAGCTTCTTCTACTACCTTATGAATCTTATCTAAGTTAAGGGCGGTCTCAGACCCGTCGCGCTTGCGAACTTTAGTTCCAACTCCGTTTGTCATACTTTTTTCCAATCGTTAAATTTGAGGGTTGCGGTTAATCCCTGGTAGGTATTTGATTCTACCAGATTTTGAACATCATGTCCAGCAAGGTGCATGTCATTGATGTCCTTTTGTTGTATATTTTTTGGCCAGATTACTACCTTATCTCCTTTGTCGATTGACTTGGAGATTCTGGCGACGATTTCTCTATTGCGTGGTTCGTTATCATAAACCCAAATATGATCGCTCCAACCAAACGTCCGAATATCAGCATCGGACCCAGCCATAGCAACCGAGTTCTTAATGAAGGTTGAGTCAAAAGGTCCCTCGACAATATAGATTGTTTGGTCTGTGTTAATTCTATCCTGTCCAAAGATTTTTGGTTTGTCTTCGTCAAGCATGATCGTGATGTATCTTAGTTTTGCCTTAGGGGCTAGCGATCTGCCTTGGTATCCAAACAGGTTACCTTCTTTGTCTTTGAATGGGATGATAATACGAGGTGAATCTTGTCTTAGGGTATCAAAAGTTTGTTTTTGTTTATTTGTCCACTCTTTAAACTTTGGACAATAATAAAAATAATCTAGATCTTTGATACCCCGTTGCTCAAGATACACCCTCGCTGGGTGAGTATTATTTAGCGAAGATATCTTCTCTAAATCTGTATCTGTTTTAACAAATTTTGGTTTCGTGAAATTAAATTTAGGATTGGGTACAGTAGTTCCTTTACCAGTCCTGCCATCTTTAAATTTCTCCATGACATATTGGTCATGGAGATGAGTATCTTGGTCTTTCAAGAAGTTAGAAAAAGTTCTACCCTTACCACAGTTGTGGCATTTGTATACAAAATCATTCTTGATCTTGAACAAATATCCCCTCGCTTTGTTGCGTCTCTTTTGTGAGTCGCCACAATAAGGACACCTGAAATTGTACAGGTCTGCCTTCTTGCGACTGAACAGCGTCAAGCGAGGGGATATTAAGTTTATGTACTTTACTTCAAGAAAGCTCAATCGAAGGCATGACCACTGTTGACATACTAACAGGGGATTGCTGCGGTGTCAAGTTTCTCAGTAGTGACTGTCCTGGTGTTGACACTAGGAAACATATGACAGACAGTGCTCCTGCTATGGTCCACATTTTTTTCTCCATGAGGCGAAGACGATCATCAACCAACCTGATGTCTCGCTCACATCCTCTCTTGATAACATTTGTTTCTCTTGCAAGATCTGCAGAGATTCTATCTAATTTTTCAAACAGGACTGCATCAACCCTGTCTTGATTGTCAAGTTTTTCATTATGTACAGCAAGAAGTTGACCCATCTTCGTGGAATTTTCCTGAAGCGTGTCAACAACTTTCTCTAACCTCTCTAGGATAGCTGTATTAATGTCAGACATTTTACTTAGACATTCCTTACAGCGAAGTCCAATGCAGATTGATACGTCGAAGCGTCTTTATTCAACATGTATTGGAATTGCTGCTTGTGAGTATCATCCAACTGCGCGTAGCAAGCAGCAATACGCTTAGCAGAGTAGTTATCTAAGTTTTGTGTAGATCCATTGCTAAATTGCACCTTAGCAAATGTTCCTTCACCTGCGGGATTAAGTTCAGATGTTGCAACATCAAGTGCAACTTGAATTACATCTTGGTTTTCAGTCATAATATTAGTAGTCACTTCGGTTTGTTCCTTCTTAAGTTTTTTTGTTTGATCAGATGCTTTCTTTTTAAAGTCAGATAGACGTGCCTTCATTAAGGTGTCCATTTCCTTTGTCTTATTTTGCATCTTCGACTTTGCTTCTCCACGTTTTTTCTGGAGATCTTTTTGACGACCCAGTTTTTTCTGCTGAGAGATCTGTTTTTGTGCTCTTTCAGTTTCAGAAGAGACAGCTTCTTCAATATTATTTTCTAGTTGTTCTTTCATTTTTCTACGTTGGATACGGGAGAAGAGATCTTTGGCACCTTTAGAGCGACCATCTAGTTTTTCGTTATTTTTCTTATACTTACGATGCTGTTTAGGATTTACCATAACGAAAGCAGGTGGTAACTGGAGACCAGATCCATCCCCTGCTGAGTTAATCATTTCATTTAGATTAGGTTCAGTTCCTTTAGACATTCCTTGTCAACATCCTCGTTAAGTGTAGGTGGTAATCTATTTAGAAACAACATGAACGCCTTAATTACAGACCAATATGTTGCTTCAATTTTGTAAAATAGCAGCGGGGTTGCTGCATCATCAAAAACATTATATAAAATAATTATATGATTTAATATCAAGTGGGTTTTAAGTTCACCCGTCGTCTCGTTACGTTTTAATAATCTTTTAATGTACTTAAATCTCTTTAAGTCCTCTTCAAAATCAGAATAAGTAACCGACGACGGGTTGTTATAATGTTGAATAGCAAAGAACAACCAGGTATCTGGTGTCAATTCAGCAATGTTCATTCATCAACTTCCGAAGGTTAGTGTTGCTGCACCATTAGACATTACTTCTTCAGTACCACCCGCAGAGGTGACCTTGACTCTAAACTTGTTACCATCCAGAGTATCGCCAGCGAGACCACTGTAAGCAAGAGTTGCGGTCGTGAAGTCTGCATAAGTAATACCTGTGTCTGTACCAGCAGCGATGTTAACCCAACGCTTACCAGTTGCAGTTTGACGCTGCCACTGATACGCAAGTGCTCCTGGTGTTCCTGTTGTAGATGTGGTAAGAGTATATGTACCAGCACCAGAGGAAGATGTGGAGTTAGCAGGTTGTGCAGTAATAGTTACTGCAGATGCTACATCTGCTGCGATAGTGTCATCAGTTTGTGTCTCGTTAGAATTGAGATCAGGGTTAGCGATATTCACAAGTTGCTCTGCTTTATGGCGAGTGTTGCCATCCGCATCAGTATATGTGAAATAGGACCACCAACCAGGAGCGGTGATACCACGGGATCTAGTTTCTGCTAGTTGCGCCTCAGTTTTGTCAACAAAGACAGTTGTTTTTGCTTGACTTGACGCTGCAATGCCCACACCAGCTTTGGTTTTGTTTGCATTGCTGTCAGTTCTTCCGTAAAGGGACATTGACGTGTGCTCCGAATATTACTATTATCTAATGTTTATTTATAAAAAGGGGGATTGCTCCCCCTAGAGTATTACTCTTCTCTTGCTTTAATAGCAGCGGTCACAGTTTCAAGTAGTTTGTCATCCATATCGGTCTTAGTCAGTTTAACTGCCTTACCGAGAATAACTAAACAGATATCAATCAGTTTTTCTCCAAGTTCCTCGTTTTCAGGGATCTTGGAAACTGCGTCTGAAATTACTTTTGTTGCGAGTGGTAATAGAAAGGATAGCATAATCTTAAATCATATTGCATAGCCTATTTATTTCTCCCACTCGTCTAAGATATCAGTAATCTTTGACATGAATTGTTTGAAAGTTAATAAAGTACCAGAACGATAGTCACGGCGTGCTTTTTGAACACCACCCTCAAATGATTCTTTTACTTTTCTTTCTTCAATAGGATCAAATCCTCTTCCTTTTACAACAGAAGACCACGGTGCATACAAAGGACCTTGATAGTTCTTTGCTTCATTAGTTGCGCGGGTGGTCATCCCTTTCTTACCATCAGGAATATTAGGCATCACTTCTACATTACCAGATTTTTTATTCTTTAGTTTAGATTTTACCTTCTTTTCCTTTTCATCGCAACCGCACTCTTCACGGAACTTATCAAAGGATTTCATTTTTTCTTCTTCGTCATTGAGATGATTTTAGTGACCTTCTTACGACGTGCATGTAAATACTTGTCAGACTTATCTACATCACCATCGTTATCGATGTCAGCATCTGCCTTACCAACTGGGTCGAGTTTCTTCTCAGTTAGTTCAACCTCTTCTTTCTTAGCAGTCTTTGCTGCTTTCTTGAATGCATCCTTAGCAGGATAGTCTTCACTACCTGCTTTTGCAGGTGCTTCCCCACGCTTTCTCTTAGCATGGATATTAGCATAAAGTCCTTTCTTTGCTTCTTCTAGCTCTTCACCATCATGCTCAATGACCTTACCGTCAGCATCTTTTTGATGATGCTCTGTTACTTCCTCTTCCTTTACACAGTTAGGAACTTCTTTACCACCTTTCTTCTTAGTTCCCTTTGCCTTATATCCTTTCCAGCATGTAGAAGCACCAACGTTATCACGAGCTGCTGCCATACCTTCAGTAGCATATCTCCTCTTCTCTAGGACATAAACTTCACCATCAATTTCAACCTCCTCTCTTTCTAAAACTTCGTACTCTTCCTTAGTAGCTAGTTGTGCTTTAGGTGACTCCTTCTTAGGTCCCTTTTTCTTTGTCGTAATTTTTTCCAGTTCAGCACCATTGGATTGTGGATCCATTCCATCAAAAGGAGCTTCGGATAAATGCAAGTCAGGCATCTCAGTGTTCTGGAAGCAATCGCCACCCATCCACTTACCATACTGTTCCATCAGTCCAGATGAAAACTCGTCACTGTGTCTTACTTTATTAATAGGATCTGGCTTCTTCATTTCTTAAAGGGAGGTTCTTCTCGTATTATTTATAGATCTAATGTTCTTAATCCATTCACGAAACATATTTCCTTCTTCAGAAATAATGATAGCGTAGTTGCCACCTGCTCTATGAATGTGTCCTTTGTCTCCTGTACGTGATGACATAACAATATCACCTTCTTTGAAAACTTCATCCTGCCGTTGTTGTTGACGGAGTGCTTCTTCACGCAACTTCTTAAAATCTTTCATTTAAAATTCTTAGGTAGTGCCATTGCAATCTCTGCCATAAGAGCACGACAATCACGATCATTTAATGCTCTGGGAATACCCTTTCTGAATGTATCAAAGTCACCAGCATGTGCTGCACGTCTCATCTTAGTTCCAGAAATGGCAAAGGTATCGCCATCAGCGTCTCTACTTCCAGAAGATTGGATATCAATTTTACGGAATGAGAAATCTTTACCATTATATTTATGGAGGAACTGCATAGCAGCAACTCTGTCAGAACCTACAAGGAATATAACTTCATTGTATCCTGCAAGCATAATGTCCTGTAAAATTTTAACTGGATCTCTAGGACCACTATAAATTTTACCTTTATGTTCAGGAAACATCTTATCCATATAAAACTTTTTACGATCTGGTGGCAATGGATTGCTACCTTTTGTATCTACAGTTTGTGAAATGTAGATACGATAATCATGTAACCCTGCAGCTGCTTTTACGCCAGCAAAGTTATCTTTGTGTCCTGTAGTAGGTGGTTGAAACCTACCAAATGTAAAATAGCACTTGTTACAATTTAACGCCATTGCTTCTGAAGAGTAAAGTTGTTGTATGCAAACTCCATACGGTTAACAAACTTAATCATACTGCCATCCTTATGCAGAACATATCCTTCAGGAGTTGTGACCTTATATCCTTTCTCTGTCTGGACAAAAGTCCTGAACTCTTCTAGGTGGTCAAGGTTATCTATAACCATTTGCTTCACTGCTTGCAATTCTTTGTACAGTGTTAGCATTGCTTTGAACTTGTCATTATTTTTCTCAACATATAATTGACTGCCATATACAAGTTCTCTTTTCTTAGTCAGGTTTGCAACTGTTTTGATCTTGGCAAGTTCTTTACTTGTTTTCTCTTCATAGAAATTGAGCATGGAATACATTGTTTCATCAATGTTTCCAATAGAACGAGCATTCTTAATTTCATTATTGAAGAACTGTTTTAAGTATGATGCAATATGAAACTTAGCATCTCCAGTAGTTCCTGTTTTAGTAACCAACTCATCTAAAAAATCTCCACATGTACTACACATGCGTTCAATAGTGGAGATATAACGATCAAACTTACCCATCTCTGCACGAGAAAAACCAACTCTATGCATTGGTGTATCATTTTGAATTACTAAAGCTTCAGTAGATCCTTTTACTTTTGCACCAGCTCTTGCTTGCATGTCAGCAACTACGTCTCCAGTATAATGAGTATGAAATACTACACCAACTTTTGCAGTACCTGCTGCCTTACCAATAGGATGATCTACTGGAATACCATAAGTAATAGTATTTGGTCTGAATGTATACAAATCTTCTCCATTAATTCGTTCCCTTCTAATATCAGAAGTAAATAAAAGATCACCTTGTACCACACCTTCAATACCTAAAGTAGAAAAATAACGAAGAGAGAATTTTAATTTTTCTGCTAGGTCACCATCATACCACCCATCAATCTGTTCTTCACTATAGCAAAGTTTAGGAGCAGTCTTTGCAAATACAGATTTGGTGCCAACAAAAAACATTCCTGTCTGAGGATCTGTGCCACAAATAACTGAAGGAGCACCGTCCCATTTTGTTTGCATAAAACCACCACTCTCTTGATGACCCAACATTTTCTTAAGTTCTTTTAAAAAAGACACAGCAGCTTTACAACCCTCAACTCCATAGTTGAGCATTTCATCTTCTAGATGTTCTAAATGTTTTAGCTGTTTAATGTTTGACATTACTTCTTATAATAATCTCCATTGGTATGTGTAGGATAAACTCCACCTTGTTTGTTTCTAATATTAAATTTGAAATTATATGATTTAGTTTCAAATAACATATCAATACGTTTACCTTTACCAGTAGCACCACCATAATTAATCTCAACTGTATTGCTAACAAGAGAAGCAGCTTTGTTCATGTAGTCTCGATCGATCTCATAAAATTCTAAATGAGATCCTGTATAATGCGCCATCCAATATCCATAACCAACTCCACTCTTAATCATATCCTGTAATGCTGTCTTACCAGAAGTTGATAGTTTAGTATCATCAACATGATTTTCTACTGTAGGACCACTTTTAGTTCCGTAGTTAGCAAATACATCTAAAAATTTTTGTTGATCTATACCAAACATTTCTAGAAATTCTTGACCATCATCAGGCACTTCACCTAGTTTTAATTTTGCTTCTGGAAATAAAGCTAGATTATCTTTACCACTACTACGTACACCACAGTTAAAGAAAGATAATGTGCTTCCAAACTTTACTGAGATGTATACTGGTTTGTTAGCAACTGTCAGTGTAATATCTGTGATAGTCTTTCCAATATCATTTGTAGTTGAACCACCAGCAGAGATAACAATATTACTTCCTTTCTTTTTAAGAGGACGTTTCTGATTCTTTTCACCCTCGCCTTTTGCGAAGGTAGGTCCTTCTCCAAATTTTTTGACCATGGCATCAATAATCATATTGACATGATCTGGATATTTTTTAGGTTTTTTACCAGAACAATAATCAATTAAGGATTGAGTAAGATCATCTTCATAAACATTACCCATATTAATTTTTTTACCACCTTTGATTTGTCCACCAAACTCACTAGTTTTTGTAAAGTCTTCTAAGTCTAAGTAAATATCAACACTACTTACAGCACGAGACACATTTTTTCCAGCAGGAAAATTGCATGTAAATTCAATATTGTTTTTACCACGAAGACCTTCTCTACACACAGCATCAAAAAGCATCTTTGCAGAATTTTCTTTACCAGCATTTCCTTTGATACTATGAAAATCTTGAAAGGGTGAAGTTACATACTTACCTGCATTTTTACGAGTGACTGTAAATCCTGCTACCTCAACAATACCAATGTCTGTTGAGAAAAGATTTTCTTTTCCATTACGTCTTAAAGCTTTATCAAATAAGGTATCCATACGATCAAGATACCTTCCACCATTTCTGAAAAAATCTCCTGCTTTCATATGAAAAAACCTCCCGTCTAACTATTTAGAGGAGAGGTCGAGATAATCTTTTTCATTTTGATATGGGTGTGTTTGTCCTGTCCACAATTCATATCCTTCTTTAAGTTCTGGCAAGAGCCACTGGTCCACCCGAACACATTGTTCCCAGTTGACAGGATGAGCACAATTCACAACTACCACAGTAAAGAATGCTCGTAAGTGGATCCAGAGACTGAGCATTATCTATCGTCAACAGCACGAACTTCTGAGTTGTGAACATTGAACTCACCACCAGGATAACGCTTCTTCAGTTTGTTGACGTTGGTTTCAATTACCTCATCGAAGGATATATCAAGTGCCATTGTAGCTTGAGCAACGTACCACATAACATCACCCAACTCAATGATAAGATGCTCACGATTATCTTCGTTCCACGGTTTTCCTTGGAAGACCATCTTCTTAATGATCTCAAGGAACTCACCACCCTCAGCATTAATTCCAACCCCAGCAGTAAGAAGTCTCTCAATATTGGCACCTTGTCGATCAAGATCACCAATACGATCAGCAAAGTCAACAAAGTTTGTAGAAGCGTCTGAAGTAACTGCTGAAACAAATTCTTCATAGCGTTCAAATTTAATAGTCATACGTTCCACTCGGCAAATTTAGATAGTCTAGATTGTGTGTCAGCAAATTGCTGGAAGTCCTCACCAGGAGCTTCTTCATTGATACCAATAGCTGAGGCATCATCAGCAACATCATACAGCCTCATCTTCGATCTGTCAATTCCCACCATGAATTTTCGTGAGGTAACGATGTCTGAGTATCTGTTTTTAAGTTGTTTGACCATGATGCGACCTTGTTGTTCCAACTCCTCAGTAGAGATAAGGGCAAACATAAAATCAGCAGTGGCAGGAAGACCAAAAGACTCAGAAGTATCGGTAAGATCTGGATCGCTATTGCCAAAACCAGAACGAGTGGTCTGAGTAGCACTAACAATAGGGACGTTATGTTCCACAGCAAGACCCCGAAGCTCCTCAGCAATCGCCTTAACATAGGTATACGAGTTAACAACGGCACCTTTGTACCTCACGCTTGCACATATATTTAAATAATCAATGAATATAAGATCTGGTTTAAAATCTTTTTTTAATCTGAGATCGCTTAGAAGTCCTTTAAAATGTCCCACATGTGCAGAAGCTGTTGGATACTCCTTGATAATAAGTTTGCCCTGAGTTTTCCTAGCGATCTCATTAACCTTACTGGTAAAAAGAACCTCAGGTAATTCTGTAATATCTTTTACAGCAACGTTTAAAAGATTTGCGTCAATTCGTTCAGCAATCTTTTCCTCTGCCATCTCACATGTAATGTAGAGAACGTTGTACCCCTGTGAGAGAGCGGCACCAGCTGCATGGCACATGAATAGAGACTTCCCGACACCTGTACCAGCAAGAGCGACATTGAGAGTCTTGTTAGAGATACCACCTTTCGTGATAAAGTTAAACTTTTCAAGATCAAAGGGAACCTTCTCTTCTTTGCGATGGTAGAATTCATAGCGGTCTGTTGCTTGTTCAATATAATCATGTCCTATGTGTTCGTCGAACGATACCGCCAAGGCTTCTTGGAGTATGGAGGGTATCGCATCTCTCGAAAGTTTTTTATCGCCTCCATCTGCGATCTTGATCGAGGACATAAGGGCGAGATAGATTGCTCTGTCTTGACACCATTTTTCTGTTGCATCGAGGAGCCACTCTTGGTCAACCCATTCGTCTGATAAGGAGGATACTGTCTGTACCGAACTTTGAAACGATTCGTCAGTAAGGTCATTACGATTTTGTAAGTTAATCGTAAGAATTTCTTTAGTAGGAACTTTGTCGTACTTAGAAGAAAACTCGGCAATCTCCTCAAAGATAATCTTCTCATGATAATTCTCGTAGTATTCTGCTTTGAGAAATGGGACTACCTTTCGATAATACTCCTCGTTATGTAGGAGGTTTCTGAGGATAGTTTCTTCAATCCGTTCAATCATTAAAATTTAACCTAGCAAAGGATTTTTCACTTAACCTTGTTTGAATTAGTTTACCATAGTCTTCATGTAATTCGCAACCCAAATAATGTCTTTGTAATGATTTGGCAACCAAGGCAGTAGTACCAGATCCCATAAATGGATCTAATACAAGATCACCTTCTTCACTACCAGCTTTGATACATGGTTCAATTAACTCTGGTGGATACACAGCAAAGTGTGCTCCCTTGTATGGTTTAGTTTTAATTTCCCATACAGTTTTCTTACGCTTCAACCCCTTACCATCCACAGTTGATTCTTTGATAGCATTAACATCAAAATAATAATTTTGACTTTTACTAAACAAGAAAATATACTCGTGAGATTTAGTGCATCTATCTCTCACACTCTCTGGCATTGGATTAGGTTTATTCCAAATAATATCTTGTCTTAGATACCATCCGTCTGCTCTCATAGCAAAAGCAAACATCCAAGGAATACCAATAAGATCTTTTTCTTTAAGACCTTCTAGTTTGTTACCTCGTCTGGCACATGTGCTAGGTAAATCTTGGTTAGTTTTAGATACTGATTGTTTATGAATAGCTTGACCTTTACCTGGTCTATAGTTGTAATAACTATCACCAAGATTAACCCAGCATGTTCCATCATCAGTAAGACAATTTCTTACCTCACGAAAAACCTTTACAAGATTGTCAACATATTCTTCTGGTGTTTGTTCCAGACCAATCTGATCTTCTTCACCACCATAGTTACGTAGACCATAGTAAGGTGGTGAGGTAACACACATCCTAGCTTTACTATCAAACTCTTTAAGAGTTTCACGACAGTCACCGTAGAGAATAGTATCCTTCAATTGATGCTCTCCTTAACAAATAGTTCTTCCATTTTACCATGATTCATACGGAATGCAGTACCACGATTACGAAGAGATTTGCCAATCATCTTCTGTGTACGCATACGAATATCAATAGCAATCATATTATTCTCGATTGCAGTGCGAAACAAGTTCTTGTCAGTACCAATGAAACGGTATGCTTCATTGTAATGGAAGTATTCTACACCGTCACGTTTCTCAACGTCAGCAAATACTTTCACACATGCAGGAAACTTCTTAGCAAACTGATTAATCAATGTGTCCCAATCCCACATAACAATAATAACATTGCCATGACAGATAGCACAGTAGTCATCAGTGGTCACGATCTGAAGACCACGCTTATTAACAGTTTTAGTTACAGTAGATTGTCCACTCAACTCACCAATCTTTGTGGTGTGAGGGAAACCATATGTTTCAATATAATCTCTCTGGGGTACAACCCAATCACCCTCTTTAGCGAACAGTGTTTGCTTACCACCAGCACCTTTACGTGCTGTCTTTAACTCATTGCCATCAATATCTGGTCCTGCAATGTTATTCTCTTCCAGTCCCAATTCTTGCTCGAAGGTGTGACCCACACCAGTGTTACCTGTACGGTGGGTTTTAATGTAACCACGTTCTTTGATCGCATTAAATTTTTGCTTGAACGTTATGAGATCCATGGGTAATCCTCGATGGTTGATAGACATACTATACAATGAAAAAGGGGGTCTTGCAACCCCATGTAGACAGCTTGTCAATTGCCATAGGTGAATTCTTGTTTAGCTGCTTCTTCTAGTTTTGCCATCACTTCTTCAGTGAAATACTTCTCAGGACTTGAGAGAATAGATTTAGGATAAACAGAAGATTCACCAACCTTAATACGATTACCAACCCGCTGGAAGACCCCGTATTGTTCACCCAACTCCAATAACCCGTAATATTTGTCCAGTCCACGGTCGTCAAAAAATAGACGTGTCTCAATCTTACTACCCTCCTTAGTTAAACGTGATTTTTTTGCTTCACACTTGATGATGTTACCTACCAATTCAGTACCATCTTTCTCTTTCTTTTTACCAAGATAGATGATAGTAGATGCAGCATACTTAAGACCTGTACCACCACCCATTTCTTTCATCGGAACATAGGAACCGATAACATCATATGTATGGTTGGTAACAATCATAGGAACTTGTGCTTGACCCAGTTTAAGTGTAAGCACACGAAAGGCACCCTTGATCAACTGACTCTTAGTCATGTCCCTGACCTGCTTATCGTTAGCAACGTCTTCCATCTCCTTGTTAGTTGAAAGCATA